TTAAAGCTGTACTTAGCATTCCGCGCCACTAGTCGCCCTCCGGCTCCTCGTCTTCCATCACCCTGCCTACTACAAGGGCCTTGACTGACTCCCTCGCCTTGTCGATGTTCCCCTCAATCACGAGGTAGCCAACCACACTGGCTGCTGTGAGTATCACGCCGCCAAGGATCGTTAGTATCCCCGCTGCCTCGCTGGTTGCCACAAGATCGACACCCTCATTGATTACCGCGAGCCCCGATCCGCCGCCGCCCACCGCCGCCCAGAGTTTGGTACGTGTTGCTTTGCGTATCAGATCTTCCCGTGTCATAAATCCTCCTTCATTAGTAGGCACCCTTCACATACGCCACTTCTGCCGTCTGCGAAGCGCCATAGGCGACTTTTACATACCGTGCTGCCCCCACCTCGAATACCACATGCTTCGCCGTGACCGCTGCCGTAGTAGCCGACGCAAAGTCTCCCGTAGCATCTGCATCCAGCGCATAGAGGGGCACAAAGGTTCCCCCCGAGGTTGGCGAGATGTGCAAAGAAACAGTACCGCTGGTGATCGCGGCAGGCAGGTTTACCGCCACTTTGGGGAATTCAGACCCCAGGTCTACCTCCGCCGATAGCGTCCCTGTTGTGGTTGTAGTTACCCAGCCTTTGTTTTCATATATCCCCATTGTTTTGCCCTACCCTCTCCAATGCCCCAAGGGGCAATACCAGAGGCCGCTGGGATGTTGCTCCAGCCGCTCCTGGCATACAGGGCAGTCACCCTGATCCCCGGGCAAGTTATCTTCATATTCCTTGCGGGCTCTGTTGGCTTTGTGAGCCTCCAGAATTACCTTGTCAAAGCTCATTGTTAGGCTATTCGTCCACGCTGGCCGTCCAGTTAATCAGCAGCGCTTTCTCGTTCACCAGATTGCAGACATACACGGGGTCCATCACCACGAAGGTTGCTCCAGTGACAGCTTCCGTAATGTTGGCCGCGTTGTCCTTCACCATGATATTGATGTCAGGCCCTATGATCCCCGTAGAGGCAGTTACAGTGTCTACGATTGCGACATCAGCAGCGTTCTCGGTCCATATAGTACCTGAGTGAATCCAGGCGCATGTTGATGCTGTCGTGCGGAAATCTATAGCGCCCACGGCAAAGTTGCCGTATATCCAGAAGTTCCTGACCTCTACTGAATCCACCGCGCCCACTATCGCAATGGCGCTATTCGCGCCAGCAGCCGCTGCACCGATGTGCTTATACCCATCTATCAAGAGCCTTTCCGCTGCATTTGTAGTGATGATTGCGTCGGTAGCCTGTCCTGTGACATCCCGATATTCACAGTTCAAGATCGCGCAGTCAGCTCCACTCACCTCTACACATCCGCTCACCGCATCAATGCCACCAAGGAACCGGATATTGCTGATGCTAGTATTGGCTGCTGCTAGCTTCAGATCACCCGCCGCTGCCGTGGCGGTCAGTGTTGGCATTAATCGGCCCCGCCTGATGCCAACAATAGCCACGCCCGCCAAATCCACATCTATGGCACTGTCCGCTGCCAGGTTCTCGGTGTGGTACGGCGCGACTGCAATCACATCCCCATTGTTGGCTGTGCATTTATTCACAGCGCCATCTATAGTATCTAACGCTTGCTCCCAGCTCTCGCCGGAATTCGTGCTCGCGCCATTGGTCCCATCCACGAAGTAAACATCTCCCGGGCAATCACCTGGATACATGACCAGGTTGCCGGAGTTCCACTTCGAGAACATACGTCCTCGCGGTACTTCACTCATTCGACTTCCTCCCTTTTGGTTCTGTCACCATCTTATGTTTGCGAGGTTGGGCAGGAGCCTTAGCCCTCTGCCCAATCCTCTTGAGTTTATCCTTAGCTAGTTGCATCCACTTTAGCTCGTTACGTCCACCTGTACGTCCTGGGCGTAGCGTGGATTGCCCATGGCTATGACCATCGCACCATCACATCCGCCATCCGCTACCTCTGTGCAAACCCAGCGTACAAAACCATATGTGCCGTACAGCCCGTCCGCTTGCACCTCGCACACGTAGCACTGGTTAGCGCCTGCCGTAGTCGTGAAGCCTGTTGACGCCACCTCCGTAGTAGCTCCCCACGTGTTGCCGCTCGTGCAGACCTTGTACGTGAAGGCTACGGCCTCTGAGTTGGTGGGGGTTACGTCATCACAAGCCTCGCAGGTGATTGTCGCTGTGCCCGCCGCCCCTGCGCTCTTCACGATAATAAACATGCACGATCCGTAGTTGGCCATATTGACCACATCGGATGCCGGATCGCCGTTGAATATATCCTCGTGCGCCGTCAGGTTATTGCCGTTGTAGAAATTCAGTTCATCCATCAAAAGTCCTGGCATTTCCTATATCCTCCTTATGCTCTCTCGGCCAGTCCAACAAAGGGACTCAGCGTATTTGCACCCTTGCGAGGCGTCACCGCGCTCAGTAGCGACGGCTGCCCATCTACGCGAATCGAGAACTTGAAACACGTCTCGTCGTAGATGAATCTCACATGGGTACTCGATGCCGTCTTTGCACTACCCTTTGTGCCGAAATAGTATTTGCTCAAATCACAGAGCCCGATGTCATTGGCATCCCCCAGGGTTTCCATCTTCTCGCTCAGGAACAATGGCCTCCCCAAGAGTGTCGCAGAAGCTCCCTCTGTAGCGTCCTTCACCAGCCCCACGGTTGCGCCCCCCGTTCCCACGGCAATAGTCAGCGTGGACAACTCCAAGAAGGTATCATTGTTTGCAACCCAGATGGCCTTGCCCTTGCTGGCCGCAGGCAACCTCATCCACATTTTCAGGATGTTCTCGGTTACGATGGTATCCGCTAACTGTCCAGACTCTATAGCCTGGCTCACCAAGCACGGATTACTTGCGCTGAAGGCTCCCAGAGGTTTGCCCACGCCTGACCCCGTCAAGATGGCCTCGTCTATAATGAATGCCTGAGCCTCTCCGAACATGCCGCTAACCAACGGGCCTACAGAGATGGGGCTGTCCGACATCATCTCGTCCGAGATGTACACCTTGCCGCTGAGTTTGCTGGCTATCAGCTTGATCTTCCCAAAGGTCGGCTTGGTTTCAGTGCCCGTTGCCCCCTCATTCTCCCAGGTCATATTCACGCCGCCGTAGAAGGTCGACGCCCTGCTGGTCTCATTTACCACCGGAATCGTCAGTATCCCTGTGGCCATCGGAAGCTCACGTACACGAGGCCTAGCTATCGATTCCTCCAAGGCAACCTTATCAATCTCTGCTTTGAACTCAACAGGGATCAAATGCCCCTCACCGTCCTCGCCGTCTTCGTGCATATACCCTGCGGTCTTCCGTACCGCTGAATCCCAGTCACGCATACGCTCAGATCCCCTGTTAGTGTCGGAGCGGAAAACCTCCTTTGTGAAGTGCGCCATATCCTCAAACCCGCCGTTGCCGCTCTTTATGAGCTTGTCCTCGGGGCTATCGCCCATCTTGACGCCAAGCTCCCCTGGGTCGCCATGCGGCAATACTGGCTCCGACTTCACATCCTTGGCTATTTGTGCCTCGGCGTGCTCAGCGAGCATCGCCTTAAGCTCGTCTCTGTCAATCATTACTGTTTCACCCACTTCGTTTATCCTCCTATTTACACTTTGCCTAGCTGATAGTCCCGCGCCCCCTGATATGCCTGACGCACCATCCCCGCTAGCTCAGTCGCACCCAACACAACCGGAGCTTTAGTCTCGACCTCTTCCGCTTCTTTCTCCGGCTCCTGCGTTGGTTGCTGTGGCTCGGAGCTATCCAGTACATTCTGGATCAACTCTCGCGCCTTCCCGAGATCAGATTTGTTCTTGCTCGAAAGCACCGCTCCGACCTTCAGTAATATATCCTCGGGGATGTCGCCCCCCGTTATGCGCTCTCGTACTATGTCCCACGTGATATCCCCGTTCTCTTCGTTTAGGTTGCCCTCAATGATCAAGGACTTCACATAGTCTAGTTCGTCTCGGATCTCTGCTTGTGACGTACACTTGTCTGGTACAGTTGGTTGGATAATATCCTCTGCCCCCTCAGACTTGGTAATAGCCTTGAATTCCTTGGCAGTGATAACGCCGCTGCTCCAAGCGTTTCTCAGCGCCTCCGGATTGCTGGGGACTGGGACAATTGACAGCTCTAGTAAATCCTGCCGTTTGTAGACCAGCGGATTCCACCCGAAATCGGGGTCGCCCTCCTTACTGGTCAGCTCGTCCCACTGTCGCGGGATGAATCCTACAGACGTGGCCTTGATATAGCCGTCTTTAACCAGCCTGTAGATGACATCGGCAAACTCGTAGGTCTCCTTTGAGGCAAATTCAACCTCGAACCGCAGTTGTTTGTTGTCTACCCATACCTTCTTGGCCCGCCCAATCGGGGGCTGGCTATAGTCATGAGCCCACATAATGACAGGGTTGTTCTTGAAGTCCTTTAGATTCCACCCAGAAGCTCGGATTATATCCCCGTCCCTGTCCTGCGCTTCCGTGGACCCTACAAACTCAAGAACGCGATCACCCAGATCCTTAATCTCTGGGTACAGCACCTTCCTCATCATCTCTGCCATTCTGCCTCGCCTCCATATCCCCAAATAAAAAAGGGCAGCCTAGACATATCGTCTAAACTGCCCTGAGTCCTACTCTTCAGGCGTTATTCGGTTAGCTCAACTCGATATTCTCTGTCTTCTCCTTGATCCTTACGGGCTCGCGGTTCCTCACTATAACGAGAGCATCACCAGATTCTATTTCTCGCAATCGCTCTATTAGCGCCTTCTCCTTCGAGGAACACAACATATCGTACTCCATCTCTTGTTTCATACCATAACCTACATGGTTTGTCAAGTTATGCTATCTGTGTTACGCGGTACACTTTATGACTCCATCCGGCAAAGGATATCCTGTGACGCTGCTTCCTGTGGTCCATGTTATCTGAGGCCAAGTCGGCTCTGTTGGATATATTGGAATGGGATACGTCCACGGTATAGAGTAGGAGGGCAGTAGCTTATACCTACACACTACCTCTGGGCTTAATGGTTCAGGTACGCACAAATCCATCCGCTCTGCGCGCTCCTCGTACTTCTGCACCTGGTCCTTGTACCTGCAAACTGTATCATGCTGGCATCCGTTACAAACGCTCATATCCCTCCTTATTCAACTACGGGTAGCATCACGCAACGGCAACTCGGATGAGCAGGAGCCCTGTCGCCGCTACCTATCTTGTATACATTCCCGTGCAAACCCTCGCATATCTCACAGATACGCTCATCCAGTGCCGCATACCATTCCTGCTTCTCTACGCCGGCTCGTTTGTAGCCTTCCTCGTTGCCGATATTGCTAGCTGTGATCACCTCGGTTCTGGCTATTCGTAGCGCCCTGGTTTTGTCGCAATGCTCGAAGACGCCCTTGACTCGCTTGGCTATTTCTTCTGCACCCTCGCCAGCTTCTACCCCTGCGCTCAACGCCGATCTCAACAACAACTCCGTCTCGTCGCCTATCTCTATCGCCGCCCACACAATACGCTTTTCGAGCCATTTCGTCGTATCCTCATTTGGCCCCCATATAGGCGGCTCCGTCTGCTTCGCTGGCTCAGGCTTCACTAGATTCTCGCCATCCGCTATCGCCTCACCCAATATCGTGGGTAGGAATTCGCCCAGAACGCCCTTCGCTGCGTTGACGGCATCCTTTCGGTTAAAGATGTCCTCAACTGCCACCCCAGGGTGGAAAGAGCGTATAGCAGCGGTTTCCTGCGCCTTAAACATAGACTGCAATGCTTCTGTAAGGGGCTTTTCCTTCTCCTCGGTCTTGGCTACCCACTGCTTCCAATGGTCGTCTTTCTGCCGTTCCGAGGTGAAGAATTTGCGACCCTTGGGGAAGGAGGCTTCCTCCTCGTCTTCCTCGTCCTCCTCTGGTTCCTCTTGGGGAATCAACGGGGGCTCCTCTGGTTCCTCTGGCTCAATGGGCTTCAGCTCATCGTCCACCTCAATCACGGTGATGGCATTGGGCACATAGAACACGTCGTAATCGGGGATGATATCTTCACCAGCCATTACCCGTGCCTCATTGCGGGATATGCGCCCCGCAATCAGGCCCTTGTTTGCCGCCTCTGTCTTGGCTTCGACATTCTCCGGAACTGGGTCAGCGAAGTCTAACATCAGCTCCACGCCGGTATTCTGCTTGTACAGCGGAAGCCACTGCTCATTAAAGGCCTCTCGGTATTTCGTCAGGTACGGCAATACCGTGCCCCTGCCAAATTCTTCTCGCGCTATCTCTGCCGTGGCCCTGTTATAGCTGCCTTCCTTACCTGCGATGACATCCGGAACACCCAAGACATTGAGGATCTTAGCCCCCCGGCTCTGCGCCTCCTTCCAGCCATCGAGTTCCTTGTTCGTCATGGCCAAGGTATGGACCTTCGCGCCGCCCCAGGCAAAGGCCGTTTTCCGCGCATTGCGCCAGCCAGCATGATCCCGTTTGAACTCCTCCATGATCTGCTCGCGCTCTTCCTTCGGAGGAATCTCGCCCTGCACCTCGTATACTACCCCAGGCATAGCGTCATTGTGATAGACCTTCTCTTGGTACCGCCCCGCGAATTTCTCTATGCTCAGGTCAGTACCCAAGGCCTGCGCTGCGCCAATGCCCCTCATGGGATTGGCAGGATTCGGATTCTTGATGTGGATTACCTCGGGGATCTCCAGCCTCATCTGTGTGCCGCCGTAAACGTATTGATAATACGAGATGTAATCTACTGGATTCTCGCGGACTACCATCATCCGGCTTGGTATAATCGGCCATACCTGCTCTGGCACCTCGAGGTTGTTCATATCGAAGACAAGGAATTGCTCGCCTACCAGCACCATGTAGCAGGTCTGGAGATACATCAGCTCATACCACGTCATGAAGGGGTTTACGTGCTTCATAGTATCAAGGAGGACGTGCTTAGAGACCTCCTCACGATTATCCAGATCACCATCTGTGACCTTGTACAAACTCCACTTGTTCCGCGCCACGGCATCAGCGATTACAGATGTGCCACGGAACAGCCACCCCAGCTCGCCATAGGCGTGTAGATAAGCGTCTATACCCCACGTAGGCGGCAAGGCCATGTCCTGTATCTGCACACCGCCGAAGCGATACTTCGCGGCAAAGGGGTTCATTCGTGTCATTGTATCCTTAGCTCTCGTTATTACACTCATTGCCTACCTCACACCTCCCCGAATGCTACCCTCGCGCCCTGGGACAATTGGCTCAATACATACCTCTCTGCATCCATCCTGTGGTATTTCTCTTTGTCGTCGATCTTCTCTGTAGGCTCGTTATTGTCGTCCAGTTGTCGGCTGTAACTGCCCTTCTCGTCGAGGTATCCCAGGAGATCGTCAAACACATCGATCTCATCCTTGGCATGATAGCCATAGACTCGGTTGATGCCCACCTCTACATCACTGACTGATGGCGTCTTGATGACTATCCCTGCATTACGGAATTCCCTACGCCACTGATCCTCCGACTTGGACCCACCACACCATAACACCACATCCTCGCCCTCTGAGAGCTTGAGCCATTCCATGGCGTGTCCCTTGGCCGTCAGTCCACCCTTGTGATATTCACGATAAGCAACCAGTCTCTGAGTCTCCGGATTCTTAGCATACCACATTGCTGCCGTATTCACGCCCCCGAAGTCACAGCCCACATATCGAGGCCATTCCTGCGGTATGGGGAAGCGTTTGATCTTGCATACGTCTTCATCGAAGGCATCATAGATCATCCCCGCAGGCTTGGAATACACGCCGCGATAGAACATATCGAATTTCCACTTCGGCAGTCGCGCCCTAGCATCCTCGAATTCCTCTCTCGGGAACGCAGGGTTCATGATACTCTCGAACTGTATCAGCTCGTAATCAGGGTCGCCCTTGAGCGCCTTGTCATGCACCTCATACTTGAGCCAGTCGAAGAGATACACCGTCGTGGTGATCAGGGCCCTACCCCGGTTGATCGATAGCCGCCGCAACACGGCATCCCAGGAATCCCGCCCGAATCGCTTCTGCCCTGCCTCGTCCAGCCATGCGCCTTTAGCTGTAGCTGATTCCAGCGAGTCAGCGTTATCCGCAGAGCCGAAGATTATTCGCCATGAACCATCGTGGAAATTAAAGGCCTTGTCGTTCTTGGCGTATTCGCCAAGGTTGTATAGCGTCTTGAATGTGTAGAGGAATTCGGGTAGCAATTTGAGGTTGAGCAGCGGAAAGGACGCAGTCACGATGAGGAAGTCATGCGTCTGCCCTGGAGGGGGTGGGCCAGATCGGAGATTTATTCGCTGGATCTCGTCGTATACCCATTCGGGGCCCCAGCATGTCTTGCCTGACTGCGTACCGGCCAGCACACAAGGGAACCGCGCATCGCTATCCGCAGCCCTCGTCTGGCCCGGGTGGAGGTTTATTTTTACTTCGCCGTTCCTAATCTCCCGAAATGGCTTCATAATCCTTTACAATTGTCCGGGTTGTGATTATCGCCGCGCCCTCTGCCCCCGTATGCTCCAGGCGTTGCGGCACACGGCCCTCCGTCCGCTGCCAAACTTCCTTCAGTACCGCTGGGTCGCCCTTTGAGAGCTTACTCACAATACCTATCGCAGCTATTTGAGCGCCGGTTTTCTTACCAGACTTATTCCATTGATCCTTGATCTTCTCCGCATCTCCATTGAGAAGCTCCTGAACGCATGTAGTTATTGAATTAAGCCTCTTGGGCCTTCCATTAGGATTGCCGGACACCCCAGGAGGAAAGGGAGTCCCTATCAGTCTCCTAGGCTGTTTTACAGCGTCTTCAGACATTCTCCACCAACTCCGCCTTATTACCTGTATAGTCTTCCCACCGCTTCACAATGACATCGCAGTAGTGAGGGTCGATCTCCATCATTCGGCACTTCCGGCCCGTCTTTTCGCAGGCAATCAGTGTGGTGCCAGAGCCGCCGAATGGGTCAAAGATAACATCGCCTTCCGTTATTGACCCCCGCTCCATGAGCCATTGCCAAACAGACATTGGTTTTGCTACAGGATGCTCCTTCGAGCTTGCGCCTTCCGTGATTGAAAATCCGTCTGGCCTTGACCCCATCCCTTTCTCTAAATAAGGATCAGCACCGTATGCTAGTACAGGTTGCCAACACGTAAACCCCCATGGGCCACGCCCTACACCAGCAGGGACAAACCAGCACAACGTCCAATCTGGGGACGGATACTTCCTTTGATTACTGTTCCCGCACGTAATTAGAGCGCGTTTCGCATATTCTTTAATGAGTGGGAGCGCATCATTGATGATGTTATCTAAGTTTTCTTTTGTGTCCACGTAGTCATTGTACTTATACCCCACGCCATAAGGTGGATCAGCCAAACATAACTCAGCCTTCTCGCACCCCATCAGCCTATCTACATCCGTCACCACCGTAGCATCGCCGCACAGCAGCCGGTGTTCTCCTAACTGCCATAGATCGCCGGTCTTGCAAATCGGCTCCTCCTGAACCTCAGGAACTTCATCGTCATCCGTAAGGCCCTCACGGTCTGGCTCCTCCTCTATCCCGAACTCCCCCACATCGAATCCCCAGTCAACGAGGTCATCCTGATCAAACGCATTCGCTAGCATCTCGAAGTCCCATTCCCCCATATTCTTGTTACTGCGAATGTTGTATTCCTGTAGTTCCTTCTTGGTGAGTTTCCGGCTGGGGATACGCACATCAATAGTCTCTGCGCCCCTGCCGAGCGTCTGGAGTATTTTGAGGCGTTGATGCCCTGCGATGATCGTATTATCGGTGTTGATCGCTGGTATCTCAGCGAGGTCGAACTTCTCCAGCGAGCGTTTCAGGTCTTCATACTGTTTCTCCGTGAGCCGGCGTGGATTATGTTCATACGGCACAAGCTCGTCAATTGTGCGAGTCGAAGTGCTCCAGGTTATATTCATATGCAAATATCCTTATCACATTATGCGGCGGTTGTCAAGGGCGAAACGGCAGAAGCCGCCCTCATAGAGAACGGCCTCGTTACTCCTTCTACACATGGCAGATGAGCTGTGGAAGGCGGCTTAGCCGACGCTAGTGACGCCGCCAGTATACCAGCGACCCCTATCTACATACCCATTCATATCCGCATACCAGTTGGAGACGGAATGCGTAGGCTCCAGTGTCACAGGGCCAGAAGTAGTCGTTGACACCCTCCGGGTTGCCCACGGCTCGTACACCCACCCATCCTCCACCTTACACCACGTCCTCTTCATCCCTATTGCTACCATATTGCCTCCTTCCCTATTTATGCCCCTCATGTCCCCCGTGCCCCAATGAGTAGCGCAAACTCTCACTGTTTGGTCTTTAACCCGGCACACGAGGCATCAAGGGCATAACGATTCAATATGGATTATCCAAACCCCTCACCTACGAAATCGAATTCTGGGCACTCCTCAAGTGTTATCGTTGGCCGACTACTTAGGGGATCGTCTTTTGGCTTGGGCTCGAAATGGCATTCCATTCGTATCTGTTTGGTGCAACTTTTGGCATCAGCGCAGTAATATTCATGGCTACACCATATTCTCGGTTGCCAATCATGACCAGTGGTCACCTCTGGCCCAGGATGGAAGTTCTTGCAATCCTCTGCTCTCATATTGCTATCGCCACATCCTTTCTCGTGTTAAGCAGCAAGATTCTTAAACGGACGGCCTTGGCCCCAACTCACCCAGCTAGGGGGCGCTAAGGGACGCTCTCGCGTTTCGCCTTTCGGCTCATCAGCCTTAATGCTGGGCATGCACCTGCTACCACACCGTCCTGGCAGGCCTAAGGAGCCTGCTGCTTAACACTACCTGCGCCCACCTTCACCTTGTACGCCTTTAATCCTTGACGTTGCGCTACCTCACTAGGGGTATTGCCTGTGCGTATATCCTCCATCTGCCGATGCCATGGATATTCAGCAGATACCCCAATGGGGTGGCCCTTTACTACTCCAGTGATAGGCCTATCCCAACCCCACTCGAAGCGCTCCCTTTCCTGAAAAGTTCTATACCACATAGCGCCTTCGTATGTCGGCGCGACCCAGGGGGAAAGGAGGGGACCCCTGGGCCATTGCGCCTAAAGTTTATCTGTATCACACTCTGGGCTTGATGTCAAGTCGCCGGGCCTTGCCTTGAGTATCGATACTACAAACCTTAGCCCTACCCTCGTGTCCGGCTTGATGTCCGGCTTCTGCAGCATCTCCTCAAGGTATGCGACCACATCTTCGATCGCCCCATCATAGGCTAGTAAGTCTTGCTCGAATCCTCGCCGCCGTGGTCCTTGCCACATTCTGACACCTCCTCAACAGCCTCGTATGTCTGCTCGAATATATCAGGCTTGCATGGGTAGCGTTCACCTTGAACCCCTGTAATGATCCAATCCCCAGGGCAAACGCGATGACCACCTTCAAGCGTGCCTATCCAACCATGAATATGAAGGTCGGCCCCACAAACATCACAAACCACCCCGTCATCTGGATACGTTTCAAATACATCAGATACTTTCGGGAATCTCCCAAATCCATTCCATTGAACCGCCTCGATCACTACTGGCTTCTTTCGGTATTGCAACTAACACCTCCTTCTCTAACTTTATCTTCTTGATCGCTGCGTATATCATTTGCGAAGCCAACTTGTCATCCATAGATCACCTCCTCAGTCGCGGCCTAATCCCTCCCGACATGCCCCTCCGGGAGTCATCCCGTCCTTGTAATATTCCAGCCACGCATCCACATTCAACTCGCTAGCACTGGAAGCAGGCCACCCATACTTATCAACCAGGATAACCCTTAACTCATTCAGCCATTCCCCCTGCTCTGCCAGTCCCTCAACCCCTTGACACATCTCATTCCATCGCCCCTTGAGGTTCTCCGTTTCCCGGTAGGTGGCAATAATCTTTGCATTGGCCTTGACAGTCTCCCGTAGTCGTATCAACTCCAACACTACGAGTACCCCGATCAATATCTGTATCGCTAACATCATCTCCCCTCACTCTCGCTTGCCCCTGTATTGAGTTGTTCGCTTATCCCAGATCCACTTGCTGCGAACCACCGATAGTATCTCTCCCCCTTCACTCTGGGTTTTATAGTGGTGTCCAGCACGGCAATCTCAAAGGCACCATCCCGCATACACACCACCAACTCCTCCCCCTCGTCCGTCTTGAATACTACAGAGTTAAACACATCTCTTAACTCTAGCGTCCCGCCATCTCTAGGGTCAATACCTATCCTCATATCGCCTCCTCGCTCTCGCTTGCCTGTGTGCCTTCACCGTCTTCAGGAACAATCACCGGTATCCCATACCACGGTGCGATTGAATCGCCCTTGGAAGCTTCCATAAGAGCAGCCATGTCTTTCTTGAACTTATCCGCATAACCCTTGAACTTCGACTCTGCAACACCAGTCCTAATACAGCCCTCGCAAACCATGAAATATGTGAACAGGTAGTCGGCTGGCTCGCCGCAGATCTCACACTTAGGCTTCACGTATGGCTTCATGGCCTTGATTAGTTTGTCTATCGCCTCCAAAGTCAACTCATCTGCCATGATTCGCCTCCTCACTCATCGTTGTCGCACACTGAACACCGACAGTACAACTTCCGTCCGCAGTCGCAGCGCAACTCGTCTGTTGGTCTGACTGGAGCTGGTGGTTCTGACGCCTCCTCAACGGTATCGCGCCGCACTATCCTGACACTGTACATACCATCATACTCAATACACGCTGGCACCGGATTCCATGGATTGTGTATAATCCTCCAACCACCCTCGTTCAGCGCCCATGTCAACGCCGCCTCCAGCTCTGCGATATACTCCGTGTCTTTCTGGCACATAGCCCCTCCTTTCACTTACATGACTCGTCGTCAAAATCAATACTATATTGGGTACCATCTGGCAATGTTATGTCATCAAAGCGTCCATAATCTGCATCGCCCCCCACCTCTATGATCGTTCCATCTGTGAATATAATTTCCTCAATGCACATTGCCCAACCCAAATACGAGAAGTGCGTAACTTCTTTTATTGTTTTGCCTATTAACAATCTTGCTACGTCATCTGGATTCATTGCCATGCTTCACCTCCCTTTGGTTAGACAGGCGCGAAGGGTCGATGGATGAGCATTGCACATACTGATGGCACCACCCACAGAAGAATCCACCCTTGCGAGCCCTAAGCCACTGTGTCTTGGGTATCCGTAGATCCCTTGCACACGGAAGGCAAATCATCTGTTCGCTCATTATTACCTCCACGCTTCGCGCTATGACTAATAAGCTAATATCCAACACTACCCTACGGCCTGTGGTCAGGCACCCCTTCCATCATCACCATCCGCGCCCGGTCCTTAGCCCTCCTCCTGTTCTGCGCTGTTCGCGAAACTCTTCGACCGTGGTATACCTTTGAGGTTGCCGTGTACTGCCTCGTTTACTTGGCGCACGGTTAAACTCCTTTGCATTCCGCATCCAGTTCCGAAACGCTGCGAGCTCATCCTTCATTGTCAGGCCCCGGGCGAGCCAATTGTCTTGGCACTTCGCCCACTCTAAATCTACATTGCTTCCAGGGTAGTCCACCTTGAACTTAGCCAATGCCTCTGAGTCCATGTGTACTGTTCGCTTGATTTTTTTTGCTGGTGCTGTGTCTCCCTCTTCTCTCTCTGCAGTAATCTCTGAAGAGTAATCTATGTAAGAGGAAACATCCCTTTGGTCATGTTGGATAATTACTTTTGGTATGTTTGGAAAAGTACCTTTGGTAATGTTCCTTTCTACCCCCTGGAGGAATCCAGTCGGGTCAATTCGTATGTGGGTTGTGGGATTCCCCCCAAATTTATGCACCGATGTTTGCACTAGACCTCTCTCTTTCAGCACCTTTATAGCCCTGTCGAACTGCTTAGGGCTGATCCTACACTCATCCCACCATTCATGCTTTGCCTTGACTAGCCACAGGTAGCCGTTAAGTTCAACTTTCAACTTTGATCCCCCATCCTTCGAGGGGAGATGCCAGAATACTATCTGACTCAGCAATACCCCTGCTACCAAATCCCCAGCCATATCAATGTAGCTGCGCTTCACATCTATTGTGTCCCGCGAGTCAAGCTCCCATCGGTAGAACTCCTCAATTGTTTTCATCACCTTGCTCCTTATTCAGACTGTCACCTGATCCAGCTCACTCCATATTTCGCTCTCTGCGCAATTCAACACCTTTACCAATCTCTGACGAACGTCCGGGCCAGGGAGATAGTCGTATCGCTCCACCATTACTAGTAAACTGGGGGCTGCATTTGCTGCAACTGCCAGTCCCTGCTGGCTAAACCCTTTCTGCTTCCGCATACTCCGCAGACAATTTGCTGACTGTGCCATCATTAAACCTCCTTATTATTTGCTTTCTCTCATCACTGTGCATTATACCATAGTTAATGGCCCAAGAGTCAATGGCGGCGCTAGTTATCCAAATCCATAACTTCCTGCTGCAATCTCTGCGCTGCCATCTCGCATTATCTGCCTACCAATGTACTCCGCTACTTGAGGGACTACTGCATTGCCTAAACCTCTAAGTCGGTCCACCCGATCGGGAATCCCATAAGCCACTCGACCCACGTCGGGTTCAGGTGCCCACCAATCGCATTCGGGAGGCAGTCGTTTGTATTCCCGTGGCTGTACCGCTGACTTACTCCCTTCCAATCCCTGCTCTGGGGAGACGGATATAGTGCTACAGCATCTTCCAGTCTGGCCCCGTGATTCCCGTCCTTGATGTTTCTGGGGTTCCGGAGTTGATATAGCATACCGTCTCCGCAACGAGGAGTCGGCCACATATTTGGTGTGTTCACTTGATCCGATAGACTGATAGCATGTCCTTGCCGCTTGCGGGTTTCCGCATTGGCCGGCCCTCCTGTTGTTTCGTTCGCTCCTGGTGTGCGCCACAATGAAGACTCGATCTCTCCTGTGGGGCGCGCCCACGGAGGCTGCTGATAAACAACCCCATTCCGCATCATACCCGCTCTCGGCCAGGTCTCCGAGTATTCCGCCAAAGACGGTCCCTCGATTGATAGAAAGCAAGCCTGGTACGTTCTCCACGAGCACGAACCTTGGTCGTACCATGCGAAGGATCCGGAGGAATTCCGGCCAGAGCCACCGCTCATCTTCTGTCCCTTTCCTTGCTCCTGCGACTGAGACGGGCTGACAAGGGAATCCCCCTGCGATGAGATCAACGTATTCGAGTTCTGTAATGTCTTTGACATCACTATATCTCCTAACATCAGGCCAATGTTTAGCAAGTACCTTCAGGCAATAGGGGTCGTTTTCCACCTGCCACAGACACTTCATCCCAGCCCTCTCTAATCCAAGATCAATACCTCCAATACCTGCGAACAAGCTCCCGTACCGCATCATCACTTATCGCACATGATTGTCTCTGTGTATTTGGATAACACCCTATCCACCGCCAATAACTCTCTATTCTTTCCTGTCTGATCCCAAATCATACGCCGCCCGAGCTTCATCACAAAGTATGCAACTCGATTCCAATACCGACTCAATCTAAACATATGGCTACCTCCTATTAGCATTCAGATCCCCACGAAGTAACAATGCTGTTTACCAGATAAACTAGCCAGTCAATTGCAATCTGGGCTTGTTCATCAGTCTCGAAGGTCGCGAGGATTTTGATTGCGCCCTCTGTTGTAGTGTACATGCACTTTTTCGTGCCGTCTTCCAACTTGCCTATAGTGATCTCATCGCCATTAGCTTTCGTGTAACTCCACCCGATGAATTTCTCTGCCGGCTCGCATCCCTTGTCGTTCTTCAGCCCCTTCATTTTAGCCTCTGCCAACTCCATAGCTTTCCTCTCTACTCTGCATGAGTCCTCGTCGTCATCATGATAACCCGCCTCATGAGAGCTAAGGGCACTGGCTACCTCATATTCCACCTTGGCGTTGATGTACTCCATGATGGTCTCTATGTCGTCCATATCACTCCTCCCTGTTTTCATCCATGTACTTTTGGATGTCTTCCTCTCGATACCTCCGATGCTTCGCCCCACCAATGCGGATGCACGGGATCGGCAGGCTGAACCGCAGGGTTGCCTTGGATACCCGCAGTATCGCCGCAGCCTCTTCTACTGTCAACAACTTATCCATGCTGTCCTCCATCTATTGCAGACTATAGCACATACTATATATTATTGTCAAGGGGTTGACATGAGTTATTGGATGTGTTAATATCTGATAGGTCAAAGGAAAACAGAAGGAGGGTAACAAATGCCTAGCAGATTAGAAGCAGAGTACAAGGGGTACACGATAAGGTGGGAAGACTACCAGAGAGTATTCGCTGTGCTCCTCGATGATATGCCTGCCACCACAGCGAAATTGGAATCTGTTGAGGACTGCGAAAAGTGGATAGACAAACAGTTGAAAGTCAAATACAAAAGGGTGAAGGTTCTTTATCAGCCATGGGCCAATCGCACAGAGGGATGGGTAGACGGCGAGGCCACTAGCATAGTTGATGACACTGATGTTTGGGTTATCAGCAAGAGAACTGGGAATAGGAGCAAAGAGCGCCTTGGCAATGTTGTAATAAAGAGCAATGAGAATGATGCCTTGATTGCTAGGCTCAAAGCCCTCGCTGATAGAATCGCAGACCTCACAGAAGAACAGAAAACCATAACAGCTTTCTTAGAGCGACTTACCCCAGCCATGATGACGGTTGATGGCGAGGCAAAGGAGGGCTGATGGCAACGGATATAACGCTGGCCCAGCTGGGCATCGGGCCCCGGGATGCAGTCAGGGCGAACCGGCTCGCGGCGTGGCTGGCGAGGCCGAGGAATAAGCGAAGGAAGATCCGGAGTAAAGGAGGAAGCATGATGACTAAAGAGATTGAGGTCGCGGAGTTGGCAGAGAAATTGGCCATGGATAAATTCTACGCACCCCTCTGGGCTCTGACGCCCCATGACCAAACCCGTATGTTGGACAAGGCGCGAAGGCTCATCGGTGAGCCCCAGAATAACAATGTGAGAAAGGAGAAATAGAGGAATGGCTGAAATCGGATTGAGGAAACTATCACTTCGGAACTTCAAAGGCCTTCGAGAATTCACACTAGAGCTTCCCACCAAGCCTTTCAACGATGCCAGTATCTACGGGGATAACGCTACTGGCAAGACAACCCTCGCAGACGCCTGGTTCTGGCTACTCTATGGGAAGAACAGCCAAGATCAGGTGGATTTCGAGATCAAAACCTTGGATGAACACGGCCAGCCGATCCATGGTCTGGAGCATGAGGTCGAAGGGGTGCTGGAGATTGACGGCAAATTGACTGTATTGCGGAAGGTCTATGCGGAAAAGTGGACCAAGCGACGCGGAGCCGCCAATAAAGAATTCACTGGGCATACGACGGACTACTACATCGATGGCGTCCCAATGCAGAAGAAGGAATATGACGCCCGAACTAGCATTGTTGATGAGAAGCTGTTGAAACTCTTGAGCAACGTGAGACATTTCAATGAGGTTCTGCACTGGCAGGATAGGCGAAAGATACTCCTTGAGGTATGTGGGGATATCTCAGATGAGGAGGTCATCGCCAAGAACAGCGACCTTGCCGATCTACCGGGAATACTTGATGGGCGCCCGTTCGACGACCACCGAGCGATGGTACTTGCACATCGGACGAAGATCAACAAGGAACTCCAAGAGATCCCCCTCAGAATCGATGAGGCAAACCGTGGCTTGCCGAAATCCGAAGAAAGCTGCGCGATAGTTACTGCTGCCCTCGATGGGTTTAAGTCCGCGCAACAAGCAAAGCAGCGGGAGTTCATCACACTGAAAGAGGGTGGCAGTATAGCTGAAAAAACCAAGACATTGCAGGGGATCGAGTCGAAGCTGATAGAATTAGAGCGAGCCCACTGGTTGGTACAAGCCGACGCAAAGCAGGCAACCGTAGTTGAGATGAATAAGGTCAGGGAAGAGATCGAGCAACACAAGTCCCTGGCTACCAAAAAGCAAGGGCATATAGACGCGAATGACGCGGAGATAGCCGAACTCGAAAAGCAGATGGCAACCTGGCGCGAAGAGTGGCACGTAGTCAACGCCGAGGGGTTTGTCTATGCCGAGAGTGACACCTGCCCAACATGCGGGCAGTCGCTGCCAACGGAGCAGGTTGAGACTGCCCGGGAGAAGGCTTTAGCCAATTTCAACCGCCAAAAAGCAGAGAGGCTGGAAGCCATCCAGCAGAGGGGCAAAGAGGCTCATGCTAAATGCGAGTCCCTTGTTGCGGAGAATGCGCACATTTCTCAAGGAATCGAGAGTGCCGCATCCGAACAGAATACCCTTGAAGCACGAGCCTCGGACCTACACGGGAAGCTGGAAGCAGCCAAGCAACTTGAGACGGACTACACCAAGCTGCCTGAGCATATCACCATGACTAAGGAGAAGGCCACGCTTGAGCAAGCCATCGCTGAACTCAGACTGGGATGCGCTGACGCCCTCGACGCGCTCAGTGAGGAGATCGCCAGATACAACTCCCTTATTTCAGAGAAGGTGACGATTCTGGCGCAGCTGGATCAGAGGGGAGCAGGCCTCCAGCGCATCGAGGAGCTGAAGGCCCAGGAGAAAACACTGGCCGCTGCGTACGAGAGGTTGGAGCGAGAGCTTTATCTCACAGACCAATTCGTGCGCTCGAAGGTGCAATTCTTGGAACGCCAGATCAACAGCTGTTTCCAGTTTGCCCATTTCAAAATGTTCAACGAATTGATCAACGGCGGGATCGAGGAATGTTGCGAGACTCTATACCAGGGAGTACCCTACAATTCGGCGCTCAACAACGGGGCTCGCCTGAATGTGGGCATCGATATAATCAATACGCTCTCAGAGCACTATGACTCCACGGTCCCGATCTGGCTGGATAACGCCGAGGCGGTGTCGCAAATCATCGAGAGTAGGGGCCAACAGATCAGGCTGCATGTCAGCGAGCCCGATAAGATGCTGAGAGTAGAACTAGCAAAACAGGAGGTGGCAGCATGACAACAACCCCGGAAAAACAGACTACGGCGGTAGCTGAGAGACCGATCACCAAGATGAAGCTCGTCCTAGCTGACGAGAGTGTCCAGGAGCAATTCAGGAATGTTCTCAAGGAAAACACAGGCGTCTTCGTCGCTAGCATTCTCGATATCTATAGCTCCGACAAATATCTTCAGGAGTGTGAACCGAAGGCCGTCATCATGGAATGCCTAAAGGCGGCAACCCTGAATCTCCCCATCAACAAACAGCTCGGGTTCGCTTACATCATCGCCTACAAGAGAGTCCCCCAGTTCCAGATGGGCTACAAGGGATACATCCAGCTTGCGATGCGGACCGGGCAATACCGACATATCAATGCTGACGTTGTACTGGAGGGGATCAAGGTACACAAGGATCTTCTTTCCGGAGAGGTGACCTTCTCCGGGGATCCGACAAGCGATAAACCCCAGGGCTATTTCGCGCACTTCGAAACGCTCAATGGCTTCAGGAAAACCCACTATATGACACGGAAAGAAATTGAATCCCACGCCAAGAAGTACAGCAAGAGCTATGGGGCTGCCAACAGTGCCTGGGCTACGGACTTTGACGCCATGGCGATCAAGACCCCGCTACGCCTGCTGCTCTCGAAGTATGGGCTCATGACAACTGAGATGGAGAGAGCAATCACTTCTGAGTATGACGCGGAGGAGGAGGTTGCTGCCGCAATCACCGAATACGCCAATAGCGAGGTCATCGACGTGGCCCCTGGGGGGATTGCACCTGCGCCGGATCCAGGGTTCTAACATGGAAATCAAGGTACTGGCGTCCGGCAGTTCGGGGAGTGCTTATTATGTCAGCGGTGACGGCGCGCCGTTATTGCTGGACGCCGGGATCCCATTTCAGGCGATCCAGCGGGGCCTGGGGTTCGGGGCATCTGGGGTGGCCGGGTGCCTGGTGTCACATGAGCACGGAGACCACAGTCGCGCAGTTCCCGAATTGATAAAGCGGGGAGTCGATTGCTACATGAGCGAGGGAACAGCGGCAGCCATCGGGATACACGGCACATGTCATAGGGTTATCCCAGTGAAGGCCCGAGAGGTGTTCTTTCTCGATACATGGAACATCCTTCCCTTCGAGATCGAGCACGACGGGGCTGAACCGCTAGGGTTCCTGCTAGCGAGCAAGGCAGGGGGGAAGCTGCTGTACGCTACCGATACAGCTTATCTCAAATACAAGTTCGCAGGGCTGACACACCTGATGATCGAATGCAACTACGCCCTCGATATCCTGCGCGAGAATGTGGCCGGCGGTGACGTACCCCTGGCACACAAGAACAGGGTGATGCGGAGCCATATGTCGCTGGAGACGCTGTGCGGCTTCCTAAAGGCGAACGACCTATCAAAAGTGGAGGAGATATACCTGCTGCATCTATCGGACGGGAATTCAGATGCAGAGGGATTCAAGAGGCGGGTGCAAGAGATCAGCGGGAAGGTGGTGCGTGTTGCGTAAGGTGCGGAAGTCGGTGGTGGTGAGGTAGGGGTTGGGTATCAGCTAGATAGGAGGGTTATCTGGTGGCAGACTGTAATTTGAGGCAGGAAATACAAACCATACTGTGCGACCTTATTCTAGAGTGCATGAATTGCCCTTTTGGTACATGCCTGTGCTGCGATGATGCCATAGACGCAATTTGCAACATCGAGCTTGTGGCAATAAAGATGGCCGAGGGAAGTCGGTGGATAAGCGTTGAATATCGGTTGCCAGAACCAGGCCAATATGTGCTGCAATGGGGTGAAAGTGTTGTCGATAAATATCGTGGGTTAGGAGAATCAACAATGATGGCAGGCCAACTGATTAACGATCACGGCCATAGGTGGGCAGATTGGGGCGTCACCCACTGGATGCCATTACCCAATCCCCCTAAAGCTGACTGAGGGGCTGGGTATTGCCTTATTGGACCACCGCAACAGGTGTGATGGCTGCGGATTATACAAATAAAAACAGAAGGAGGAATCGTGAAAACTAGAGAGCGAATCTTGGAAGCGGTAAAGAACGGAAAGGAGTCTCAATGTTTGGATGGCCGTGATTTTAGTAGGATCATTGAATTTTTCCCGGTCGAGGATTGGCAGACGTTTGGCTTTTCGTTGAAAGACGGGGGGGAACACAAAGCTATAGATTTGACTAAAGAGAATGTGTTGGAGCAATTAAAGCGTGATGTAGAATTCGGGTTCGAGAAAGCCTTAAATCAACGAAGTATATCTGCTTCATTTATGTATGAAGTTGTGAAGATGTGGATGTGGGTTTTAGATGATGACCTTGAGTCATTCAATCGCTACGCCCAGTATGGGTTGCCACTATTCAAAGCGGTTGCTATTAAGCACGGGTTTGAAAATCAAATAGGGGAAGATACAGGAGATGAGCGGAAATATGCAAGCGGGGCTTAATAGCGGCTGCATCGCAGAAGTGCAGTTATGCGACGAGGATATTACCCTATTATCGGGCTGGAGGTATAAATATGAAAACATTCATCGTGGCGGTTTTTGTCCATAGGTGTGAAAATTCAAACCAGAAGCTGCCTTATGAGGTTACGGCATACCTGAGAGACTATAACCCCAAGTGGTCAGGGTACAATAAGGTAAATATACTTGGGAAGGATGGAGCAGACGCCAAGAGAAGGGCAATCCAAACGATCAAAACTCAATTAGTGATACAGCCAGACATGGTGAATGTATCGAACCTATAATCACCGCGTCCGCCCAGACGCCTGAGCGCCGATGACGCACGTATATGGAGGGCAATATGGCACAGCTATAATTTTGAACAGCGGTACGGCACGGAGAGAACGAAGGTGGTAATGATATGAGATGAGGTAGCCCCATCAAGGCTCATGCCGAGGGAACGCCTCGCGTCTGGGCCTGGGTAGGCTGGCTACAGCGAGGGCACTCTACAAGGTACAGTAATTGACTGTGGTAACCGCAAGGTGTAGTAGTTGACCGTGGTAACCGCCGACGGGCGAGCCTTGGAGTGAGCGACCTGGCTAGTCAGCTACCCAGTAGAAGCGCAATCAAATAATAAGGAGGCAGCATGACAAAAGTAATTCAGTGTACGTGTGGGCACGAATGGCAAGATGGCCGTTACGGAAAGCAAATGCGAGTCCACAACTATGCCCCAAAGGGGTATGGCGGCAATCCTGGGTGGCGGTGCGTAGTATGTTTGAACATGAAACCCGCTAGTAAATAGGAGGAGTGATGACTAAGAAGAAAGTGGTGTACCCAATTCACAAGATGGGGAAGACCTGCGGGTATCGCGAGTACGAGGATGGCAGTATCAAGATTGCTCCTTACCTGAGAGACAGGATGGATGCCTTGATGGCTAGGAGGCGCAGCATCGAAGGGTTGATGGAATCGGTAACGAACCATTGCCAGGAAATGCTTGTGCCTATCAACCGACAACTCATAGACTTATGGGACGAGATAGGGGAAGAGTACGGCTTTACAGTTGCCCCAAGAAGCCACACGTATCGTCAAGGGATTGTTTGGGAAAACGATGATGGAACAACGCCCAAAGAGGAGGGGTAATGATGACTGTACTGGAGATCGTTGGTAAGTGGCTAAAGGATAATGGGTATCATGGGCTTTGTAGTGAGGAATGCGGTTGCGGGATTGATGACCTTGCGCCGTGCGGCGACTATTGTACCGGCTGTGTTGCTGCGTACAAATGGCACTGCAAAGATTGCCAACGGGAAGACTGCGGATATCGTGATGAGGTAGACGGGTGTTATCGGGCGGATCGACAAAACCAGTAACGGAGGAGGGCAACAATGCCGATAGATTACGATAAGTCCTACCACGAACTCAGGCTGTGGATAACAAACATGAGGCCGGATTGCGATACATGCTTGCACCCGGAGACTCTATGGTGGTGTGACGGATGCCGACTCGTGCTGCCCCATTGGAGGTTCAATCCTGATGCGTTGCCGCCACTGAGAGAGGTCGAGTAATGACATCACTGAAGTTGGTACTTCCCTTCCCCTGTAAGGACCTTCTGCCCAACAAGACCCTGCGCGGCAATTGGCGCAGCCACTTCAAGCAAACCGCAGAGCTACGCCTTGCAACGGCTCTGACTGCTCTGGCCCAGAAGCCCAAGGGGTGGACGCCCCTGGAGTCATACGGCGTCGAGCTCACATTCTATGCGCCCGACCGCAGAGGCCGCGACCGCCTGAATCTCGCAGCTGCAGCCAAGGCGATGATGGACGGGCTCCAGCCGGAGCGCACGGTCAAAGACAAGAGCGGCTTGCCCCTGAGGACGGAGCCCGGAGCCGGCATTATCGCTGGCGATAGTGAGGAGTATTTCACGGGCTTGTTTACGTTGCACCCGATCCGGGTGGACAAGCGAAACCCGAGGAGTGAGTGGATTATACAGGAGATGGCACGGTAATCCGCAATTATCTAGGGATTAAAGTTGAGGGCTTGGAAATTACGGAATTATGTCGGCCTAATTCTTATTAGCGGTACTACGAAAGGAATGGAGGTCATCCGATGAAAACAGGGTTCACAGTTGATTATTTTAAGAATCCCAAAGGAGAAGGGGAGGAGTGGTCACATTCATATGATGAAACATGGGAATTAGACACTGACCTGTTTTGCCCCGGCTGTGGTAAAAGCGGTTATGTTTGGCATGAATCCTCCGGTGGTGATTACTATGTTGGAGAGCAGTTTATTTGTATCGAATGTGGGAGCGAGTTTTTTCTGCCAAGTGGCGTTGACAAAGCTATCGGGAAACAGAATGAACAGCGGATAAAGCATATCAAAGATGTCGCATCAATTGTTGCGAAGAGTACCGCTAATAACTGCGTTCAGCCGACCTGATAGGCGGCTGACGCAGACATTATGAAGAACCAAACGGAAGGAGGATTATCTGATGAGAAAAAAATGGACTGCTGAAAGGCATATTAAGAGTACCCTAAGATGGTGGGTAAATCGTAAAAATGGTGGGGAGAACGCATTTATAGGAAATGATGGTAGTATGCGCCTTCCCGCAATTATAGATTCGCATACTGTCGTCAATCTCCTTCAGTGGGAATTTAGAAGGGGCAGAATATTAGCATATCAAGAAGCACTACGTTTTATTGAGCAGGAGAAAACATATCAAGCGTCACTGGAGGTTCTTCATAATCAGACGTTCCAAGCGAATTCAAAAGCCACCCCGGTTGATGTCCGTGGTAAGTATAAACACGTTGATACATCAAGTGATGAGTTTGCAGGCAGGAAGTAGTTATGACCCCGCACCCTTTTGAATCGCCTGAAGTCTAACATTATTAGGCAGAAAGTGAGGTATGACATGCGTATAGACCCTGCTGTTGATCACTACCTGATGCAAAGCTGCGTGGAGGAGTGGATCCGGCAATGCGCAGCCATAGGCCGTGCGATGCTGCAACGGTGTAACGATTGCGGCAGGGTGCCCCCCGAGCCCTGCCCAATGCACCAGACGTATTGTCTGACGACGGAGCTTGCCGCTCATTTGGCGCAACTGGCGTTCAATACTAGGCAGTAAGGAGGTGTATCTGATGGATATTAAAGTACGAGACAAGGTAGCCATTGCAGTTGGACATGGAATACTTGATTATGAGAAGTGTAAAAATACGGCAGCAGATGATACATTTACCCCCTCTACAAGGGATGATATTATCCACAAATACCATAACAGTGCGTCGTTTAATATAGCAGTAACCAGTGTAACAAAGCACGTTCTTGAAACTATTCGTGGCGAGTTAGCCATGCCTGTTTTGCATTGTTCAGAAAGGGAAGCGCCATTCAATGAAGCACCATGCAAAACCTGCCACAAAGAGCTATATTGCCAAGGTTATGACGATGCCAGGTCTGCTGTATTGGAAAAACTGACACCGCATCAAGCGTCTAAGGAGATACGCAATGATGGGGTATAGATGTCAGGGCTGCGGAACATACTACACAGATATTGACGCATGGGATCTGCATAGGAATAGGCAGGGCTGCTGTGTATGTACAGCATGTAACTTCGGGGAAGTTGGGCAAATCGTGATACCAGAGGATGGCCGGGAAAGGCCCAGCACTAGCGAACTGAATGCACAAAACCGCAAGCCTCACTGCCGCAAGCCCTCCGGAGGGCGTCATAGCTAGTGATATCGGGAGTTATCGGGTGTTAAGGGGTATTAAGAATATTGCACCTCGACGGATTGGAAATGACAATCGGTTGCTAGGTCTGTTCCGTCTGTCGGTGCCCCTGTCGCTGTTACCCTGAATGTGTCTCCTGGTTTCAGCCCCCCTGCCCCACACACCCCACTGTCAGTCACAGTCCATTGCACGATATCATCATTGGCGCTTGGCACCGTATCGCTGGCAATATCGTCTGCCGAATATGACTCGGCATTATAGGCTTCATCCTCCGCGCCACCCTCGATATCGATATCTACTAGCATCTCATTCGTGCCATCTGTGGTGATTCCCCTGCCTCTGAGGATGATCGCGTGTACCCTCTGGGCCTCAGTCGGGACGGCGCAGAAAGCCGTTGCAGTTTCCCCCGCTGCGTCTACATCCCACCCTGTAGTAGTCCCCGATGTCCCTGTAACGAAGGGGAATGGGTCCGAGCGGCCTAGATGTAGGTCAGTGTTTGTCCCCGCGGCGGTCCAGAAATCCGTTGGTGGGGTGTCTCCCATGTCGTTATCTCTATACACCAGCCCATTTGCAGTGTTGTAGTGGAGGAAGACTGACATAGCTGTGTCAGTCTGAATATGGTTATTGGTGATGGTTGTAAGCTCAGCAGTTCCACTAGAACCATCTACTCGTATGGCCAACCCACAAACATAGGAGGTATTCCCCCAGAAGTGGTTATTGTGTATGAGAGTGTTCTTGCAGGTTTCACCACCGGCGGGCGTTATACCTATGTGGTTGTAGATCGAGCCTGTCACGGACCACTCATCATCAACCTCCCAAGTCCCCGCGCCACTCAACCCGCCTGAGCAGGTGATCGTATCCCAAGTGTTGCTGGTAATCGTCCCAGTTTCGCTCTGTGTAGTGTTGGTTAGTGTTAAGCCTGTCAGGCAATTAACCGCAAATCCAGTGACACCACAGGCCCACTCTAGCACTACGCCCGTAGCGTCCTGGGTATCACAGGCTGTCCCTGCTGCCACTGTACCTGTACGAGTTGCAGCGTAGACGTCAATGTGGTTCCCATCAATCTTTAGCCCCTCAGAATTACCATTCACTTCTATGCCGATCATATTTACCCCAAGATTCGTCGCGGGAGTTCCTATCCCACACCCGACAATGCTTGTCAGCAAACATCCGTGGTTATATACCCCTACCCTGCCATTGATCCCTGTATTCTGTATCAAGGTGCCATTGAACCCTGCCACCGTACCATCCAGATGGATGCACTTGACACTCTCTTGGAGTAAACACTCTAGGATCTTAGTTACCCTGTCACCCCCTGGCGACCCAGTTCCGGGCCCTAACCAGATACATATACCGTCTGATGATCCATCCCCCCGGAATCCCTGCATCTCCACTTTCTCGAAGGTGAAATGGTAGGGGCATCCCTTGAAGCCTATCCCCTTGTAAACATGCCATTGCCCATCAATCGTCATGTCACGAATGCCGCCACTGCCTATCTCTAGGTCTGTGCGGGAAGAGGTGAAGATAGTGCCGTTATATCCCAGCTTGATAAATGTGTTATCAATGCCAGCGCCTGCAAGTAATATATCCTTGATCGAGGTGCTGTTAGAGAAATTCGCCGCTGTGGCGGAGGTATAATCCCCCGCGCAGAGTCCTATTTTGCCCCCAGGCCGGTTATTCCCTCCCGTAATCGTCGGCAAAGCATCTATCGCCGCGTTCATCGTTGCGCCAAGATCACCACTATAATCACTCACGTAATAATCAGCTGCATCTATATCTGCTTGAGAGCTGGTAGACGCCGCAATAGCGAATGTCGCCGTCCGCTGGGCGCTGTAGGCTATTTCCTCGCCCTCAGTCTGCGTCATCCCTACGCCTAGCGTGCCGCTTAGTATCTTACCCATTACTTCACCCTTTCAATGCCCCTCAGCGCATCGAGAGAGGCCCCTCGGCTTCACGGCCACTCCACCCGCTCCACGAAAAGCCTGCACCGGTTGAGCTGGCACTTCAGGTCCTGGTTCTCCTCATAGTAGATCGCCAAGTCCAGGGCGCACTTCTCCAGCTCTGCGTCCCGTCGTGACTCAAGCTCTCGCAGCCTCTTTGTTTTAATCAGCCTTACGGGGTAACTCCATTCTAACCACTCACAATTATTCCTATTGCTGCGCCGACTATTGATAACAACACGCCGCCGATCAACCACTTCAGCCAACGCATGTCGCCTTTGATGTCGCGTACATCGCCTTGCAGGTGGGGGATGTGGTTTGTCATCAAGCCGCCTTCGCCATTGAGTGTCTCGTCAATGCCTTCAACGTACTCTTTGACATGCTTATAGTTCTGATTCATAACGCACGTCTCACTCCCTACAGCTTTGCACTCACACCAGGGCGTTGGTTGATCTGGCATCGTGTTTGTCCCCCTAGTCTAACAAGCATAACAATCTCACCTTGTCCGTCTGTGGATTGATCCGATAGTAATTGTTTCCAATCTTTGCCGTATTGTACATATGAGCTGAGGTTTCGGCCCTGTCGTATTGGATCGATACCACCCATCCGGAGGCCAGCGCCCGCGCTTGCAACTCCAGCGCAAAATCATCACAATCCCAAATCCCTGAATCGTATTGATGACTGTCAGTATCATCCTGCTCTAGCCATTGCTGTAATGTTGTCAGATTCGGGTATTCTCGCAGTGCGGCATTGTCATCTATTGCCATAACGCCCCAAGAGCAATGCGTGGCATTCAAGGGGATAGTGCCAGTCAGAAACAAGATGCCTACAATCGCTAATGCGATTATCGCAGTTACCCCAAATCCCAATGCGAAATATCTCAATTGCTGGCTCCTCCTAGCCCCACTTATTGATTAGCCACATACTCGAATAACAGTCCAAACACATAAACAGTTCCACCGAGAGTATCATCCACATGTGTTGCATCGCGTTGTATTTCGTATCCTACATAATCTGATGCTCCCAAACCTGCGAATGCAACAGCATCGTTAGGCTCTTGTACATTGATAACGTTAGCTCCACCAGTCACCGTCTGCCCCTTAGCTCCCGCCTCGCTCCCTATGCCGTATACATCTCCGCTGGCTGCCCACTGCACGTCAATATCCCAGTACATATACAGAGGCGGAGCGCCTGATGCACACTCCCACACTAACGAGAGGGACGTGTAACTGACAAAATCATCAGGAACATAGAAGTAACCAAAAACAGTTGCTATTACTGCATCAGGAAATTGGACTACTCCTCCATCTCCTCTGCTTGTCCCGGTGGCATTAGTTCCCAGATGCATGGATACTGCGGGGATAAATAATTTTCGCGTGATATTTGTATGGACGCTTGCGCCATGTGCCACCAAAGCGCCCGCAGCCGTGATTACCTCAATCGAATTGACCGTCAGCTCATTCGTCCCAAGGTCAAGCCCATCTTCGAGCGTTATCGTCCCGTCAAGGCCCTTCAGGTACCGCATGTTGGAATAGCCCACATCGTTCCAATTCGATGCGGTAATCACGTAGCCTGTTGCCCTAGATACTGGTGCTACCCATGCCATTATTTCACTACCCCATGTTCTTTATTTTCCCTGGTTAATGCCGTTATCGTCTCGCCGTGTACCCAGTTCCTCGTCTGTGGGTTTCGACGCTTCGCCAGTTCTCTCTCAATGCCCCTGCGTTTCTCTGGGAAGGGTGCCCTGATCAGTTTTCGCCCTATATCAGCGTTATAGCAGCTCTGACACATAAACAGCTCGTCCTCTCGCGCCAGCTCCGCGCCTGAACAGAAGGGGCAAAGCACTTGCCAAACGCCCTGCACTACAATAGGAGTTGTCGTTATTTCCTTGTCGATCTCAGGCTCTGCCCATAAATCGACCCCTCGCTTTTGCGCTTCTACCCGCATTCTCTTGGCCCTCACCTCGGGCCGATCCTTGAAGTAGGTGTCCCACGTTACAATATATTCAGCCATCAGAAGGCCAGCCTCGTTGTACTTCCCAGCGCCGACGTCCCTAGTGTCCAATATTGCTCATCGTCAGCCCTGGCTACCGTCCATGTCGTAGTCATGCGAGTAGCATTGGCGTTCCAGCGGGAATGAGTCTTGTTGATGTAAAAATCGTCATTCACCCCCAAATCCGTATGCACTACTGTAATTCTGTCTGATATCTTACGCTTCAGCATCTCTTCTTCTAGCGTTGCGTCGCTATTCATCATTGTGAGAGTCATCTCCGGTTGGGGATCCTTCCGCAGTGACAGGGTGTATTCACACATAGACTCCGCAGTCTCCATATCATCGAAATACTCACCCTCTAATACCATAGTGCGCTGCTGGTATATAGACTGGCTCGTGCTGTCCTCTGCCTTCGCACTGACTGTACGCCCATCCGTGTACACCTGGCCGCGTATATTCAGCGAAGTGATATAGCAGGAGATAGCGCCATTGTTTGTTACCACAACCTTGGCCGACTTCGCAAAGGGCGTGATAGTACACGTTACATCGCCGGTCGCATCCGCCCCTGAATTATCAGCGGCGGCATTCGCCCTGTAGTTGAAATTCGCGCCGTTATAAGCAACCATCGGATCGACGATGTTCTTAGCAAAGTTCGTGAACTCTGCCCAGAAGGTCTTGCTCTGCCCTATTTCCAGAAAGGGTACACCCACCAGTTCATTGCTTCCCGCAACGTCTACCATCTCCCATATCTCAGCCGCGCTTTCGAGCGTATGCGGCGTCACAGGGCAACGCACTTCGTTGAATATCGACCGTGCTCCTTCCATATATGTGATATCCACCATTGAATCAGTAAAAGTCGCCTGACTTGTATTGCATCGCGTTGTTACCAACCGATAATGCCGGTCTTCCCATACCGCATTGCCGGATTCATCGATGTAGAAGAATCCCAAGTCCGAGTCTTCCAGCTTGCGGATTTCGTCCAGCCCTTTGCCATAGCCATACCAGATAGAGAATAGGCTGATCCCTGTATCAATGCTCCGCTTCGTTGCGGACCAACCGGCAGAATCCAATAGCAGCCCTACCAGTGTGCCTGAGTATTGGTCCTCCTGTAACACTACATGCACGTCGGCCCTGCTCAGATAATCCATGCCGTCTACGCACAGTATCCGCGCCGTCTGCTCGGATTTGTGAGGGTGAGGGATGATATTCTCAATATACCCATAGAATTGCTCATACACCACACCATCATACTCGATACGGAATCTCGCCGGTCGCCTTGGCAATAGATTCCCGTATAACACGCCACCGGAATTCTCGGGGTTGTACTTCCCGCCAGTGTTTTTGACAGTCAACGCCATTCGTCCAGTATTGGCTTTGATGCGGTCATAGGGCAGACGTTCGTCCTTCCCCCTCGATACCTCAACATACATCACGTCGGTGGAGATATCATCATAGGCACCAACAAACGTACCGTCATTATCCCAATCCACCTCGACCATATGCCAAGGCCCTGCCCACGATATCGGGAAGGTGTACGGGAATTGATTTACAGGCATCTAGTAGCCCCCCAGCCGTGCTTCTTCAAAGACATACGTGTTTATCATCCGTGCGAACTCTCTAGCCTCGTGTTCCGTGCCCATCATGGCCCCTACGTGAAAATGAACCTGCATCCCCATGTTATTCTTGCCTAGAGGCACTACCGCCTCCGGCCCGCCTTCGCCTATCATTGCCAGTGTAGGCTTCCGCACAATCCCTCCTTCGGCTAACGCAGGAATGGTAGGCAGCTTAGGCAATACCAGTTTCCATCCGGGGAAGACGGTTTGCCCCATAACTTCCTTTTTAGGGAGATTGAATAGCGTCTTCCCGCTGATATGTCCGATCATAGCGTTATACATTGCCCGTACTGCATTGAACGACAGCCTAAAGGGTGCTGTCACGAAATCCGCTATGGGTGACATGATATCCTTGATTTTACTGACGAAGCTCACAAAGGGGTCTTTTAATTTATCGACTATCAACTTGATAGCAGCAACGGCCACCCTGAAGGGTGCAGTCACAACGGTTGCTATAGGCGTAAAAATCTCTTTGAGTTTACCGACAAAACTCATAAAGCCTTCCTTTAACGTATTGAGCGCCGCCTTGACCTTGTCCCAGTTTTTGATGACCAGGATCACCGCAGGCCCTATAGGGCCAAACATCATACTCAGTACATAGGTCAATACCAATGCTATTGCCCTGTTATCGTCCCAGGCCTTCCACAACAGCGCCAACCACGCCACAAGCCCAGCGACGGCTATCACCACCAGGCCAATAGGGTTCGCATTCAAGGCGATATTCCATAGCCATTGTGCAGCAGTCAAGCTTTTGATTACCGCTATTGCTGTTTTGAAGGCCATAATGCCTGCTACAAGCTTGGGCAATAATATCAACATCGTCCCCAAGGGGATCAATATCGCGCCTACAGCCGCCGTCACTGTCACAAGAGCTCGTGATAATGACTTGTTCTCATTCATCCATCGTGATACTTTGGTAACAGCTCCCGATATCTTGTCCGTCATAGGCGTTATAGCTGGTATGAGATTTTCTGCTATAGCATTTGTTACGCCTCTGATGCTTTCCTTTACCCTTAGCATCTCATCGGTCATCAGTTCGGCCTTCTCCGCAGCCTCTTTATCAAATACGACGCCCATCTCATGCGCTTCTTTGCGCATCTCCTCAAGCCCTTCAGCGCCATCCCATAGCATCGGTAGCATTGACGTTCCCGCCCTGCCTAGTAGGTCTTGGGCCAAGGCAGCTTGAGTCGAAGCGTCATCCATATCTGATAATGCAGTGAGAACAGCCAGCATTTGATCCTCGGGCGATTGTGTTGCCAAATCCTCCCAACTTAAACCCAAGGTATCAAAGGCTCTTATGCTCTCCGTTAGCCCATCCTTGGAGTCCTGAATAGCCGATGCTAAACGCCGCGAGCCCTTCTCTATTCCTTGCAAACTGCCACCGCTCAACTCAGCCGCGTATTTCAATTCTGATAGCGCCTCTGTGCTGAATCCGGTGCGTTTGGCCATCTTGGCCACTTCATCCCCTGCCGCAGCATATGATTTTACTGACAGTGCCATAGTGCCCGTAATAGCTGCCCCAGCGGCCACCATACCAACGCCCATTTTCTTCGCATTGGCTTGCACACTGCTCATAACCTTTGATGCCTGGTCTTGAGCTGTAATCAGCACTTCTAATGTCGCCGACACTATCTACCTCGTTGCTCTTCCTGCTTCTTGTTCTGCCATTCGTTGTCCAGATTGATGCAGCGCATCAGGCCCTCTTTCACCAGTAAGGGCATCCATTGCCAATCCTCCCATGCTATCCATCCATACTCCTTCATCACTCGATGATAGCCCCATAGATCGGGGATGCCCTTGTCTAATATCTTATCCCACACAGGGTTTCGTCCTGCCGGTATATCCTCCAAACGATAAAGTATCCGATTGTCAAAATCAGGGTCATCTAGCCCGAAGCTTTTTTTTGGCGATCCTGCTCCGCCTCCCATTCCTCAAGTATCCACTCCAGGCAATCCGAGGGCAGCTGCTCAATATATTGCCGCTCTACGGGCAGAGCTTCCCCCTTCTCGCCCTCGACATTCCATCCGGCCAATACCCGCTCGGCCATGTCTATCCGTGCCACTGTAACCGAGATATCAGGCTTGGCTTTGTCCATCCCCGCCTCCGTGTTCATCTGGCACGTCAGTTGCCGATTGGTCAGATACTCCTGATCTGCCGCACTCCACCACCGCCGCAACTCCACCTCCAGCAAGCCCATAGGGGCCCCAAAGTCCCTGCTCGCCTTGATGGTTTCTGCCCTGTTCGGTAGTTTCGCCATATCCCTCCTTATGCCGCTGTGCCTACGGTCATGGACCCGTTAACTTTGAAGGACGCTGAGATTTTCACGATATCACCTACCGTCGACTCTATACTGCAATCCTCCATCCAACACTCGCCGGTGAATTCGGGATAGTCAGTGGTATCTCCAAAGGGGTGAATCTCAAAACTCGCCGTGCTTGTGGCCGTCCTCAACCCATCCAGCACCGTCCACGACCCGATATTCGCCACATCGTTGAGCCACAGGTCTACGGTGAAACTGCAATCCTCCAGCTCGTCGGAAGCATAGGTGTGCCCTGCATCACCCATTGCCGTCACGTCCACAAGTCCGTGGCCCTTGGTCTCTACGCTCACCTTGGTGGCGTCCGCTTGTAGTATCCTGAGCGTCCCGCCGCCAGCGTCATCAAGCGATATACTGGTATCAACGCCAGCCCCTACTGTGCCCTTCACTGCCATTTCGTTATCCTCCTAGTCTGTTGAATTCTACCGCAACCTCAATTGATACACTGGTTCCTGTGACGTCCAGCACTGCTCGTACATAAGGCTTCACCAATGTCGATGAATTCGACTTGAATTCATGACCCAACGCCGCTATCTGAGTGAAGGCCACCAGCTCTGTATCATCTCCAACGAAGTTGTCATTGCTATGCCTGATCGATACGTCTATCGTATCGCTCGCGGATACACTGAAGGCGTGTAACGCTGCCGTGTATCCCTCAGTTGATATGTAATACACATCACTGGTATCCCAATCGTCATCCGTCCCTCCGGAGAGCGTTGCTGTTACGGTAGTGTCTGTGTTGGCTGTAATCGTGCCCGAACTGCCGTCAGTGCTGTTGTATACAGTGCCACCTACCAGCTGATTCACCCGCCAGGCCGACGCCGAATCAGCCAACACCCCTGCATTGTTAGATCCCGTATGCGTACCATACAGATCCGTATCCGTCTGGGTTGTGCCGTTGCCATCACCCGTAACCGCTGTCTTGGGATAGAGTACGATACCTTCCTGTATACTGTACTGGCCCACCGAGGGCTTGTCGTGGAATTTGAAGCTCTGTGTCATCTTCACAACGTCGCCTATATCGGAGGTTATCGGATAATCCTCCTGCCAATACTGGCCGAATAATGCGGTATTCCCATAAGCGTCACCCTCCGGAAGAATCGTCAGTACCCCTGCCGTTGTGCGCGTCCGAGCTGCGGTAGCTGCCGTATGCGGCCCTGTAGCCGAGTCATCGAATAAGGAGTCTATCGTAGCTTCATCGGCAAAGATGATTGGGTAATACTCGTGGCCTGCCGACCCAAATGTGGTGACATCTACAAGATCGCGCTTCCCGCTATAGGATACCTTGTTTGAATACCCCGTAATGTCATACCCATCTTGGAATACCTCCGCGTTTACCGCTGCCTTAATCGCCATTTATCCATCTCCCACTACGTGAATAGGGAATTTACACCCCATGAACGTTGCCCCGTTATATTCCAACCCTCCGTAATCATATGGAGGGAGCAGCCACGCGCAGGCGCAGCTACTGTTCAGCGTCCTATCTCCATTGATCGCTGCCCGTATCGAGTAGGTTCCTGTTGCATCTGTGTAGGGGTCTAAGGATTGCTGCCCCATATCTACGTCACCAGCCCTCGATACCAGCACAATCACGTCGTAATCTACAGCCACTGTAGACTCCCCCATAGTCAAGGGGATTGCAGGAGCCTTCTGCACGATATAAGCCGCCGGCAGTTCGTTGATGCTGTCCGGAGCATCCGCATATACCCGCAAGCCGGATATAGTCTCCAGCCGCGTCTTGATACCGGCCTTGACTGTCTGTGATGCCATACTCATCGACTATCAAACTCCTTCTCGATACTGACCGCTGCCTCGCCTATCCATCCCATCCATTTGTCCTTGGTGTCGGCTGCCGCAGGCTCCAAGAAGGGTATCCGCCCCACTCCTCGCGGGTGTGCCTTGCCCTGCTTGCCCCGCTCCTCCAACGGCAAGGCATAGAGTACGTTGGTGCCCACCTTGCCCCATAGAGGAATCATTGCAGCATCTACGCTTGCTTGCCAGCTTGCTCTCAATACGCCGTATTGGACAGGCGAGTAAGTCATCACCTGCCGCTTGATCAACATCGTAGATTTGTCAAACAGATGCTTGACCCCGGGGCGCAGCGTATCCTTGGGGTTCAGCTTCTTCTCCAACTGTTCGCCGCCCAGTAGCATTATATTTACAGATGATCCACTTGCCATTACGTTACCCTCGATGGCATTTTGCGATAATGAGACAGTAGCAGTTTCGCGTCAGGATCCAGCCCATGATGCACCTCTACCGCGCCCATCTCAGCCCCCCCTTTAATGGTAGCGAAGGCCGTATCCTTCCGTTTGTACATCCGCGCAGCCATGATCTTGGCTGCCCTCCGGACAGGCTTGGGCGCCGCCGAGGCATACCCCCACGACCCTACTATCTTCACCCCGGCATCTACCCCAGCGGCAAACCCAGAATAAGAACCCGACGACATGGTCCTGATGTAAGTCTTTGGTGTTGTATTCAACGGGTACAGGCGGTAATCCGTATCCTCCGTCAATGATGCCTCATAGGTTGCGTCGGAATCCTCATCTAAACTGAGGCTTGTCACTGATACGAGGTCGTCATTCAGAAACAGCGGGCTGCTGCTGCCGTCGAAATATCGTGTAGCAGTCGTCGCTACGAAAGTTCGATCGCAGTAGTTGTCGATATAGTAGCGCACTTCCTCGCAAACCGCTTCTAGGATATCGTCTTCCTCGTCGCCAGTGATATCCAGTTCGCTCTTCAGTTCCGGAACCGTGCAATACCATGTCCCCCAGCCAATTGCCAACATAAACACCTTGGGTATCTCTACGGTGCCTGACTTTGCCAGATACACTCGCCCCATATACACGCGCCCAGTGTCAAAATCGCCATTGGCTATTGTGTAGTATCCATCCCCTGTGGTGTCAGTTGTCCATGCCATAGTGGAATCGACAGTGAGGTTTGCGGAGGTATCCGGATCGAGCCCAGGCTCCCACACTTGGAGCTTATAGGTTGTGAAGCTGGAGCAGTCCTTACCACTACCGGCACTATCATTCACTTGGAGGTCGACATTGACGCCTTCCTCGTTCTTCATCACTGTCAGTTTTTCCATTTATGATGTCCTCGCCGTCACTGTTACGCTACGCCCCTGAGTCGCTACTGTACCGCTTCGGCTTTGTAACGCCGCTGTCACACTGCGATCTTGCGTCGCTACTGTGATCGTCGCCGTTGACAGTAACCCCGCTGGAGCCGATGCCGCGATTCCCGAATAGATCCCCGCTGCCTGCTGCCGATCCGTGGCCCCTATCGTGCCATCTGGCACCGGGGGCAGTACGTAGAGGAACAGGTCCGTTACCGAACGACGCTTGCTCTCTGTATCGACTGCCACCCTTAAGCTCCTGTCCCATATTCGCCCTTCGTGAATGTCGTGCCGTCATCACTAATCGTTGCCTTCATCAACTTGGCCGTCCCCGCGTCGTCATACATGGCATCCTCAGTAGCTGTTGTCTCTGTCTTGTTCCTCAACTTACGATAGATATAATTGACAGCCTCCTCAAAAGTGGGGTCTACTGGTGGCGCTCCCTGAGCCATCTCTGATATCGTATCTGTCTTCAGCACGTCTGACACCTCAGTATTCACCTGGGCAGGCGTAGCTAACAACGCATGTCCCGCCACTACTTCATCCCTATGAGGCTGCAACCCGTCTGTGCTAGGCACAAATACTGAGGTATCACCGTTAGATATTATCCGCGAAATGATGGTGTTATCCGCAACCTCCGAGGTCATATCTGCTGATATCGTCGAGGTTTTACAGAGGTGATCGAGATTGTTATTCTCTAAAGCACTTTGAGCGCCCGCATAGCTAGAATTCTCTATCTGCGTAGTTGCGTCTGATCCTTCTATTGCATTGAGATCCACTCTTCCAGTGGTCACCGTAATACTCAAATCAGCGAAATTCGCCGGGAGATCCGCAGGAACAACAGCGTCATAATCAGTTAACGCTGTATCGCATTCCGCGTTCACCTCGGCTTTCATCCCCGTACTCATCCCGCCGAGATCAGTCAGCCCAGCGCCGGCAGTGCCTATCTGAGTTTGTAAATCTTCAGTATCTGCTAAGATGGCGGCTACCTCAGCGTCAATATATCCTGCTATTGTGGATAATGTTGCTGGCAATGTGGTTCCTGTATCCGTCAGGATACTATTCAGCGTTCCATCGTCATCTGCCCCATCAGAACTACCCATAAACTTATTTGTAGGCAGTTTTCCTTGCATTTCATTCGTATCTACCAGGATTGCGTCAATGTCTGTCCCTATCTGTGTATCTAGGTCTAACCCACCAGCATCGGAAACAGGCAATCCTCCAGCTGCATCAGCTGCCGCATCGGGAACAGATGTACCCGTCAAGCCTCGTGTTGCACTGTAGGCAGAGTCGATAAGCAAGTTGTTGAGCCCTGCCGCCCTGAAGCCAATAGTTGGCCCTCGCCATGGCAAAACACCTGTGGCAAACCCTGTGAACCAACCAAAGCCCTCTGTATCATTGTTGATACTGGCACCACCGCTGGCTGGTATTTCAATTGAAAACATGGCGTCCCCTTGATGCGCCCAATCATAGTCTCCCCCAGTGGTCGGCGTTACCGCTGTCTGCGTCATGGCTCCCGCCGTGGTGCAGAAGTTCCACACCAAATCCATCCCCGCTTGATCATATGTGACGCCCGTCTCCCTGGTCTTGAAATCAGTATCATCAATCAACGGCAAAATATTGACAGGCACTTCTGCCAAGGCCGCATCAACGTCCATCCACATATCAGGCATTCACCTACTCCTCATTACTGTTGTGCATAAGCATACCAAGGGTTCCCCCCTGCTGGGGCCCCCGACGCAGACGTATTCTGCCAAGCCCCCTGATCCAGCGCCCCCCAGGCCCCCTGGTTGTTGGTAGAAGCCACTTATCCCACCCCTACCGTTATGCTCATCCCCGCGTCTATACAAGATCCCTGGTTGTCTTCCAAGGAGAAATCCCCACCAGCAGCATTGTCAAACTCGGGATCCACCGCAGTCGCCCAATTGTCTTTGATGTACACATTTGTATGATCCACGTTTGTCCGAGCCGTCCCATTCCCCTCAAGATTGTTGTACATCCAGACATTATCATCCGTCTCAGTAGTCCAGTTCAGCCCCGTTGTGTTATCGTTGATGATATTGTTTATCCCCAAGGCACTGTATCCTGTTGACCCTAAGATCCCGCTGCCGCAGTTGTATATCGTGTTGTTCACGTAGGTGCTGTACTGCTTCGCTCCTATGTTGATGCCTGCTGTCGTGCAAGTATCGAAGACATTGAATAGGAGCACGGAACTATCGTAGACCGTATTATATCCATAAGTGCTGCAATCATGGATATAACAAAACAGCACGCGAGTGTCGAATGCGCCATATATCCCTTCCCCTGCATTGCTGGTAATTTCACAGTTCACGATACGACTGCCAATACCAGCCCTGATAGCTTCATATGCGCTGCCTGAACCCTGCGTGATTTTGCAGTTCTGGAGCAAGCAGCTCGTGCCCAGGTAGATCCCATAGGTATCACTCGTGGTGAATTGGCAATTGAGAATATGCACAAAATCACTAGTGCGAAAATCATTCACCCCACAGGCAAACACTGGCCTATCAGCATCCGCCACCGCCCAGTCAGCATATGTTGGCGGGGTAGCTGTGGTGCCCGATTTTACCCCGATAATATAGATGGGTGCTATTGCCGTCCCATCTCTTAGGTTCCAATCGATAGCACTATCCAGGGTATATGTGCCATCCATTACCCATATATCATCTCCCGCAGCTACGGCACCCTCCAAGAAGGTCTCGCACTCAGCCTCGGTATAGGCCGCGTTAGCTCCCGATAGGTCCCAGGTAGTACCATCGCCCCCACCAGCTGACGCAGCGTCAACATACTTTGTTGCCAACTACTTGCCCCCCAGGTTAGCCGCAATCCAAATATCTTCAGCTGCTTTCAATGCCAGTTCCTTACTCTCGTCCAACTCTTTCTGTTTGGTTTCCAGCACCGATTCAGCCAGAGGCAACGCCGGGATACCAGCAGGATCAACGCTGAGTTTTAGGCGCGTATAGTAGCTGGGTGACGTAGGAGATAAGGGTTTCATGTCATTATCCACAAACCACATCTCGCCATCATTCTGCTTGGCTACCCATCTGTGGCAACCCCCCTCCACTGTGTTCCCCACAGGTACATGGCAATTGTCCAAGTTGCACTTCTGGAAGGTAACCCCTGTCATGCCGGCAGGGAATACCTTTGTGTCAGGCTCATGTTGATGGAAGCAACTGCCCACGATCTCACTGTTGTTGAAATCCTTCGCAGGTTCACCAGTTAGATCCTGATAGGTCAGATCCTTAAAGCTGTACTTAGCATTCCGCGCCACTAGTCGCCCTCCGGCTCCTCGTCTTCCATCACCCTGCCTACTACAAGGGCCTTGACTGACTCCCTCGCCTTGTCGATGTTCCCCTCAATCACGAGGTGGCCAACCACACTGGCTGCTGTGA